ACGAATGGTTAAATCGTATGCAGGGAATTCTTGCCCACCGATAGAAGCCAATGCAGGGTTGCCAGAAACGACCGCCACGTTCTTTCCTAGAAGGCCAGCAGAGATGGCTAACAAGGGCCGTAGCGTGTCCAAGTTGCCTGGGCCTATACCGATAACCCGCACAGGAAAAATCATTGTGACGATGTGGTCATTCATGGCTGTGAATGATGGGGCGTCTATGAAGCAGCAATTACTGTTCAAATTTCTTGGGTCAGTGACAACCCGCAAGCCCGTGATGGTTGCCAATGTCGTGGCTAAATCATCTATGGCTTCATTGAAAAGGTCTGTGTATGCCATTAGGCCACCGCTGGACGGTCAATCCCTAGCAGCTGCTTAACCATTGGGGTGAAGGCGTTAGTCGTGATGGCTTGGCCCATTGAATCAAAACTGGCAAATTGGTCAATGCTTCCGCGCTGGCGGTAATACGCACCCGCAAGCATGATGGTGCCCAAGGTGCAATCACCCGATGGGCTGGTCGCCAGCGCGTCAAAGTAACCCGCCTCTTGTCTGCGTCTGTAAGCGACCTGATTACCGGCACTGGTGCATTGTGCCAAGAAGGTGGTTTCATCGGCTGTAGGGCTCGTTAAACCGAGCCACAACTGAACCTGTGCGCTAGTTACCCATGTGCAGGTTTGTGTGTAGGTCAGAGTGCCAGGGGGGATGGCAGCTGCGCGTTGTACGTCAGTGTCGGCATCATAAAACATGACCTGATTTGGTATTGGGGTGTTGGCATCTAGGCGAATGTCGCCTTCGGTGCCTACGCCAATATAGAGATACTGGGGAAGCGCGTAAACGGTATAAGTGCCGTTGAAGTTGCCGCCTAAACCAGCCAAGGTAATTGACTCACCAATAGCAATATCGGTGTTCTCCAGTGTCTGAACGACTGCGTAGTCATCCAGACGCTGGATAAAAGTAACACTGTAGATAGCCATGGCGGCTAACCGCCTTTCGGACTAAGCCTGAGTAATCTTGCGAATCATTCCTGGAATGGCTGCGAAGGTTGAAACATAGCCGTGGAAGCTCATGTTACGACCCAAGACTGATGGCTGTTCAACGCTCATCAAACCACGGATGGATTCATAGAACTCGAAGGCATCGCCTTGGCCTTGGCCTACGCGAGTGATAATCATTGTCTTGGCAGCGAAGTTGCTGTCCACTACAAGCTGCAAGCCGAGTGGGTTTCCGTTCCATGAAGATGCTGATGCATTTCCAAGTGCGTTCTGACCTGTGAGACCAGCGCCGATAAATGGGAACACTGGGCGACCAGTGGTATCTGCAAGTTGTCCAAGTTGGCCCCAAACATCTGGTGACACGAACATATGTGTTGGTGTCCAGTTACGGCCATTTGAAATGTCCACTGCTGAGTCGTAAACGCTCTTGAGAAGGTCAGCGACTGACAAGTCCCAAACACCAGATGATGTTGCTGCGGTAAGCAAGTTGTCCGCACAAAGGTTGTCAGATGCAATCATGTACTCACCCATGAGGTCATTCAGAATCAATTGCATTGCTGCAGGTGAAGTGAAGTCAATGTCCTGAACTGACAGTGTTGTTTTGCTGATTGAGTTAGAAGCAATCACCATTGTGGTGGCTGATGCTGCTGCAAGTTCGCTTTGTGACGCAACCGAAGTGTGGGTTGTGATTGTTGGGCGGATGAAGGTCTTTGACTGTCCGCTGTCTGGATAAGCGCGAACGCCAACGGCTTCGGCTGCAGGCCTGAGAAAATTAAGGTCTTGCACCAGAGGGCCCAACACAGGAACAGGTAACAATCCTGGTGTGTCAGTGGTGAGTACGTCACCAGCTGCTGCTTGCAATGCTGTGCGCTTTGAAGCTGAATACTCAGCGACTGCTGCGTTCATGTTCTTGAAAGTGTCGCCACCGATGTGGTAAGCGGCCATAAATTCACCAGCTGATGGCAAAACGAATTCGCGCTTAGCTGATGCAAAAATTGGTGATGTAGGGATAGCTGCTGCTTCTACTACTTCTGGTGTTACTGCTGGTTGCATTTCCTCTGTCTCCTCGACTTCTGGGTTATCTGGATTATTATCGGTTTCGTCGGGGTTTTGGTGGATGCTTGCAGCCACTTGGGTGATGCTAGCACTAGCACCGAACGCGCCGTGTGAAACTAGGGATAATTCTGTCCATGCTGCTTTCTCAATGAGCATGACGCCTGCTTCGTTGTAGCTGAACTCAAGCGGGGCTATTCCTACCGAAACTTGGTCATAGACATTTTCTAGGGCGAGCTGTAGCGATTCCTCGCCAAGAACGGTCTTGGCTACTCGAGCCTGAAAGAGCATTCCTTCTGGGGTGTCCTCACGGGCAATGACTGTGCCAATGGCTTTATCGGACTGGTGACCGACAAAGAGTTTCGGGTTAGGGCCATCGACTGGCAATGCACCAGGGGACAGCATAATTTCGGTGCCGTCGCTCACTGTTGCCACCACGTTATATGGGGCTGCAATGCCGGTGATAGTTCTGCTCGGTGTGCCGTCTGGTGCGGCGGCGTCAATGGTTACTGATGTTGCGTTGAAGCGAATCATGCTAGGGACTCCTGTGTGTTTTCTTGTGGTAGGTCTGGGCTATCCATTTTGTCGGCCATCTCATTTTCGATGAGGAAGTCGTCAGTGTCAAACTCTACATAAGTACCGCGCGGCAGTACGTTGTTTTGGCTGAGCGTGGATGCCAAACACTCTGCATAGGCCTGAACTCCGAATATGTAAAGGTCGGCTCTGGCTTGTTCACTGCTCTGATATGAATACGCGCCTGTACTGACCCCAACTAAGTAGGGCGGTACGTTTGTAAGACGGGCGCACTCGAGAGCCTGATAGTTAGCCGCATCTATTAACAGCATTTTGTCTGGTGTTGCTGTGGTTTCGGTGTAGCTCAAGAACTCATTTAGTGCTGCAGTTTGGTTAGTTGCTCGAGCTGCGTTAAACGCTGATGCCAAGTCAGCAAGCTCAGAAGCGCTTAATGGTTCGCCACCTGTCTGCTTCAAAACGCCTGCAGGTATTGACGATTCGGCATTGCGATAACGTGCGGCCTCAAGTTTTAGCGCTGTAAGAACTGTCTGTTCTGACATATAAACAATGCCTTGAATAGGGCTGAGGAATTGCACCAAGTCCTTAGGGTCAATCATGTTTCCCTGGAAGTAAACCTCTTGTGAAGGTGCATACCAGACGGGCCCTGCTTGGTCAGTTGTCGTGACTGAGCCTGCAGGTAGGCGCGTAAAAGATGCTGGGAATCCGTCTTGGGTTCGGCTAGTGATGTACCAAAATGCGCGGCCATAGAAGAATAAGTCATCGAATGTCCATGCCATAAGGAAGTTATATGTCACGGTCGGGTCGGGCTGGCGTAGCCAAGAACGTGGCGCAAGATACACCTGTTCCATTTCGGTTTCGGTTTCACTCCAACGCTCGGTGTACATTTTCAATGGCATTGAGCCAATGACAGAAGCCATAAGGTCACGGGCGCGCGAGATAGTAGCAACACTCATGGCGCGGTTGCGGGCTTCGCCTTCGTAGTAGGTGTAGTACTGGCCAATCATGTTTACACCGGCAGAGTTAGGCGAGTAGCCACCAGCTGCTGCTGCTTTAGCCGTTGGCGATGCAGGACTAACTGCTGCTTTAGTTACTCGATTGAATAGTGCCATGTTGGGATTATCTCACATTTCGTGTTGGCAGGTGGTCATGCCTTGCCAGATTCCCGACAGAACTAGCAAGACACAACCGCCGATAGTTTACCGATTGACAACTACCAGCATGGGCTTTCCAGCCTGCTTAGGTCGTGATGCCAGAGCGGCAGCCCAGATGGTGCAGCGCGCTAACTCGATAGGCCCAGGCGAGCGCTTAGAAGATAGAGCCAATGCGTTCTGCTGATAAATGGCTACGGCTCGGTTCATATGTTCAGCAAGATTTGACTGCCCCATATGCACCAGGCGGGAATCGTTAATCATGCCCTTAACAAGGCTGGTGTACTTCATTAGCTCGCCATATCCGACTACTTTTTTACGCCGCTCAAGCGATAGCGGAACATGGTTTTCTAGTGTCGGGGTGACAGCAACCATGGTCGATGGATGGCGGCAAGCATCAACTAGGGCCTGTTGCATTTCGGCCAGTGAGCCAACTACAAATTCAACATTGACATGAGCAACGCCAACGTCATCTACAGCTGCGCGAACAGCAACATAGCGCGACCCGTCAAGCGATGAATCAACCGCAATCCAGCCACCTTCTGGGCCTTCCATATCTGACAAGCAAGCATCCCATTGTCCAGGCTGCAGCCAACAGGCGTCAGCATTCACAAATTGGTTAAGCGACCCGCGCAAGAATGATGAGCGGTCTGGGTGGTCAGCATCCAACAGCAGTGACTCAAGTTCCAAAGTCTGGCCGAGTGCAGGGTTAGCCCAGCCCCACCAGCGAGTTTCCATGACATCCACCCCAGGTGGTGGCGACCATTCCGCAAAGTAAAAACTGCCCTGGCGTTTTTCATCTATCAGCTGTAGCCCTTGTTCGCGATATCGAAGCATGGCAATAGAAGCCTCAGTGCCGGCAGTGGAAGTCATCATCATAATTGGCGACCCGCCAGCAGTACGCACATTTCGAGCCTTCATAGTTGGCCGCAAAGAATGAGCCAGCACTTGGTCATCCACAGCGTAGATTTCATCCACCCAAATAAGGTCAGCAGATAAACCCATACCCGCTGATGGCGTGGCGGCCTTCACGAGCCAGCGCGACCCGTCAGGCATCTCACAAGTGTTACGACCATAAGCACGTTTCAATGTTGCCCCAAAATACTCAGCCAAAATAGGGGCCACAATTTCAAACTGGCGAACAGCAAGCGTCAGCTCATGCG